CATTCTGGAACCTGAAGAATGACGCCGAGATCCCGGAGGACGGCGTGCTGGACATTGACGGCGAGATCGTGGCGGAGCCCGGATGGTTTACCGGCCCGGACGCCTGCATCGCCAGCGACTTCCGGAAGGCCCTGAAGGGCGTGAAGAACGTGACGGTGCACATCAACAGCCCCGGCGGGGACGTGATCGCCGGCGCGGAGATCTACAGCGCGCTGCGGGAGCACTCTATGAACGGCGAAGGATCCGTGACCGTGATCGTGACCGGCATCGCCGCCAGCGCGGCGAGCATCATCGCCATGGCCGGAGACAGGATCCTGATGCACCCGGTGGCCTACATGATGATCCACAATCCGTGGACGGTGGCCATGGGGGACGCGAAGGAACTGCGGAAGGCCGCGAAGGTGCTGGACGTGATCGCCGAGGGCCTGGTGAGTACGTACCAGGCGCGGACCGGCAAGGACAAGGAAGAGCTGGAAAAGATGCTGGCGAACGAGACCTGGATGAGCGCCGCCACCTGCGTGGAGGAAGGCTTCGCGGATGAAATCTACGGGGTGGGCAGTAATGCGGCGGCCAGCGCTGTGCGGCCGACCATGATGAGCATGAAAGCCCACGGCCTGCAGGAGATCACCGCGAGGATGCCCGACGAACCCCAGGAGCCGCAGATCAGCGAGGAAGAGCTGGACAAGCGGGCCGAGATCGTAAAGCGGGTGATGATCGCCAACCGGGCGGTCGAGGCAATCATCCAGTAAGGCCGGCAGGCAGGACAGGAAACCCATGACAAAAGCGACGACGATGTCGCTTTTTTTGTTACCGAAAATGCAGACGAAAAACGAATAAGGAGGAAAACACAAATGACTCTGCAGGAAATCATGAACCAGATCACCACCCTGGGCGGACAGATCCGCAGCGCCAACGCCAAGCTGGCCACGGACGCCGCCAACTCCGCTGTGCCGATGAGTGACATCGAAGCGCAGCAGAACCAGATCTCCGAGATGCAGAAGCGCATGGGCGTGCTGCAGGAGAGCTACAACGCCCTGAAGGACAGCCAGGTGCCCGGCCTGCAGCCGGTGGCGCAGCCTGAGATGCCCAAGAGCAAGAAGGACATGCTGGCGTCCAACGAGTACGCCCGCGCCTTCTGCTACGCCATCCGCAACGGCGTGACCCGGAAGAACGGCCGGGGCAACGAGCACGTGAAGATCCTGTTCGACGCCCTGAGCGAGGGCGGCGGCGATCCCGTCGGTCCCGACGGCGGCTTCCTGGTGCCTGTTGACATCGACAACACCATCCATGAGATCAAGCGTGAGCTGCTCCCGCTGAGCGATCTGTTCAACGTGGAGAGCGTCAGCGCTCCCACCGGATGGCGCCCGATCGATACCGCGCCCAGCACTCCCATGCCGGAGATCGACGAAATGGGCACGGTGCCGAACAACAGCGACCAGCCCGCCTTTGGCAAGGTGAACTACGCCCTGGCCAAGCGCGGCCTGCGGATCCCGATTTCCAACGAACTGATGGCCGACGAGGATGCCAACCTGATGGAATACCTCGGCCGCTGGTTCGCCAAGAAACTGGTGATCACCGAGAACTATCTGCTGCTGGCAGCGCTGGGCACCCCCAGCACCGCCCTGACCAGCGGATCCATCACCGCCGAAGGCGCGATCAAGACGATCCTGAACAAGAGCCTGGATCCCGCGATCAGCGCTGCCGCTGTGGTTATTACCAACCAGACCGGCTTCGACTGCCTGGACCAGCTGGTGGACGATACCGGCCGCGGCCTGCTGCAGCCCGATCCCACCAACGCGACCCAGAAGAAGATCTTCGGCCGCAACATCCGTGTGATGTCTGACGCGCAGCTGCCGAACCTCTCCACGAACACCTACGCGCCGTTCTACATCGGCGACATGAAGGAGTTCGCGACCCTGTTCCACAAGGGCACCTTCGAGGTCGCCAGCACAGACGTCGGCGGCGACGCCTGGGTGAAGGACCTGACCGAAGTGCGCGGCATTGCCCGCCTGGGCGTGAGCAAGTTCGACACCGCCGCGGTGGTGGCCCGCAAGCTCGCCCTGAGCTGATGAAGAGCGGGGGACGGTTCGCCCGTCCCCCTTCCCTTTGCTGACATTTTGAAAGAAGGAGGACATCAAAATGGCAAAGAGTGATAACACCAAAGCCCTGGAAGCCATCGCGGAGAAGCTGGTGGGCGTGAGCGTGACCGAGCTGCCCGCCGTGAGCGCCAGCGACAACGGCAAGGTGCTGATGGTGGTGGACGGCGCCTGGGCCGCGGCTGAGCTGCCGGCCGACAGCAGCGCCGAAACCACGAGCGCCGCGACGGAGACCGTGAGCGGTACCTGATAAGGAGGCGCCGGGATGCGGATTAACGAGCACTTTGAAGAGCTGGAGAAGAGAATCGCCAAGCTCGAAAAGGAAGTGAAGACGCTGAAGGCGGACAAGGCCGGGAAGGCGGAGAAGCCTGCCGGCGAGGCCTCCAAGGCGAAGAAAACCACCGGAAAGTAAGGAGTGAAAACCATGGCCGAAAACAACAACAGCCACCTGGACATGGTGCGCCGGTTTGCCGGAGCGGATCCGGCAGCGGAAGACACCGTGCTGGAGATGTGCTACGAAGCGGCCGTGGCGTGGTTCAAACAGGCAGGGGTTGACAAGGCCCCGAACAACCCGCTGTGGATGTTCTGGGTCTGCAACCTGGCAGCCTGGATGTACGACAACCGCGGCAACGCGGACGCGAACGCGAATATCCCGGCGTTCATCGTGGCGAGCGTGCACCAGCTGAGGCGGCCCGGGGGTGAGGACTGATGGCGATCAAAGCCGGAGATCTGCGGCACCCCGTTGACCTGCTGAAGCCGGTGAGCGGAAGCGACAGCCGGCGGACCACCAGCTGGGTCAAACAGGCGACGGTCTACGCCGGAAAGAGCGACGTGAGCGGCCGGGAGTTCTACCAGGCGCACGCGGTGAACGCCGAGGACGTGGTGACCTTCACGATCCGGTGGCGGGACGACATCGACGTGACCTGGCGGGTGAAGCACGGGAGCACCGTGTACGGAATCCTGGAAGTGAACCACCTGGGCTACATGCGCGACTACCTGCGGCTGAAGTGCCGCAGCGTGACGGGCGGGGGTGTGTAAGAGATGAGCGAAGCGGCAACAGCGACGACAACGTATAACGCGGACCTGATCGACACCCTGATCGACGCCCTGAACGCGGGGGTGACAGACGTCACCTTCTCGAGGGACGTACTGGAAACCAACCGGCCGGAAGCCTGGGGCGCGGTGGAGCTGACGGGAGACGACAACCCGGACTGGGGCGACGGAAGCGTGGTGGACCAGGAAGTGAGCGCGGACCTGTGGGTCTGCACGCCGGACCGGGGAAGCCAGATCAAGCGCCGGGTGCAGAAGGTGCTGAAGGAATTCGCAGCCGAATACGACATCGGCTGGCGGTTCAAGCGGCGGAACTACCTGTATGACCTGGACAAGGTGATGTACCAGTGGACATTGTGGATGTTCTGCCCGCTGGGCGAGGATCCGGAGGATGAGGACGAGCCGGCAGTGCCGGCAGCCGAATCCGAAGCGGAGACGCTGGAGGATCCGGAATGGCCGGGAATGGACGAATCGGAGGAATAAGGCATGGCACGATTCAGCGTGGACGGGTTTGAGCTGCAGGAGCAGCGCCTGAACAAGCTGGGGAGGCCGATGATGCGGCAGATCATCGAGGCCGGGGCGAAGGCCGCGGAAAAGGTGATGGAAACCTCCACAAACCAGTACGGGCACACCCGGAACCGGGACATGATCGACGCGATCGGGAACAACGGGATCCGGGAGTATTACGGCGGGGCCAGCACCGAGGTCTATCCCCAGGGAGACGACCGGAAGGGCGTGAGGAACGCCACGAAGGCCTACGTGATCAACTACGGCAAGGGGCAGCGGCCCCTGACCAGATGGCCGAAGAAGAGACCCAGGATCAACAAGACCGGGGACAAATTTATCACAGGAAACGAGGGCAAGACGGAGCAGGCTGTCATGGAAGCCATGCAGGCCGAAAGCGACCGGCTGCTCGCGGAAATCTGAAAAGGAGGAAAAGCGAAAAATGGCAAAGACAACCTGCGCGAAGTTCACCTACGCGACCTTTGTCAGCGGCGGCGACGGTTCCAGCGCGCCGAGCTACACCGGCGGCGTGATGCTGGAGGACTACCTGGCCAAGGCGGAGATCACCGTTGACCGGACGGATGAGAAGGAATACGCGGACGGCCACCTGATCGACAGCGAGAAGATCGCCACCGCCGCCCACATGGTGATGGAGCTGGTGAACAACAACGCCCAGATTAAGAAGAACGTGCTGGGCATGACGGAGGCTTCCGGCGGCAGCGGCGATCTGCTGCAGGGCCAGAATGACCCGCCCTTTGTGGGCGCCGGCGTGCTGATGGCCAACCGGTTCAAGGGTGTGATCACCTGGGAAGGCTTCTGGCTGTACAAGACCCAGTTTGCCCACCAGGGCGTGAGCGCCGAGACCCGGCGCGACCGGACCAACTGGCAGCATGACACGATCAACGGCGACACCGTGGCGATCAAGCTGCCCGGCGAGACGGACGTGAGCTACTTCGCCCACAAGGACGGCATGACCGAAACGGCTGCCACCGCGTGGCTGAAGGCACACGCCGGAATCAGCGACAGCAGCCCGGCGGAAGAGACCACAAGCGCGGCGACGGAAACAACCAGCGGCACCTGATGAAAGCAGGCCGGAGGGCTTCGGCCTTCCGGCCGCTTTTGTTGGTTTTGGGCCGTGAATAATGAGTAAAGGACAGGAGGATCCGGAAAATGACCAAGTATGAAGACATGATGAAAAAGCCGGGCGCGCAGGCGGGAAAGCCGGAAGTGGAGCTGAACGGGGTAACCTACAGGCTGCGGTTTGACCTGCAGGCGCTGGAGCAGATTGAGGAAAGCTTCGGCGGGCTGAAGGAAGCCTTCCAGGCGCTGCGTGGCGGCGGAATGGTGAAGGCCGTGAGGAAGCTGTTCGCGATCCTGGCGAACAGCCAGAAGGACTACGAGGACAAGCCCATGGACGTGACGGAAGACACGGTCGGCCGGCACACCGGGATGGGAAAGCTGGTGGAGATCAGCGCAGCGATCCAGGCAGCAGTGGAGAAGGGCATGGAAAGCGAGACGAACGGCGGGGAGGCGGACGACGAAGAGCACGACGCCCTGGCCGAGATATATGACGAAAAAAACGGGTAAACCGGCGGCCGACGCGGGCCCGGGAGTATTACGGGTACGCGCTGATCGCCGGGGTACAGGCACGGGAAGCCAGGCGGATGACGCCGGGCTGGATCCGCGACATGTATAAGATCCGGATGGACTACGACCTGCAGATCAACTGGGGAAAGAGCATCCGGAAGATGACCTGATCCGGGTTACATTGCGTGATCCGGATCAGCTGATTTTTGTGTAACCGGAAAAGGAAGTGATGGAACGTGGCGAAAGAGATCAAGCAGAAGATCACGCTGGAGGGCGAGAAGGAATACAACGCGGCGATCAAAGAAGCGCAGCGTAACCTGAAGACCCTGAAGAGTGAGCTGAAGGCGGAGACCGCGGAGCTGGGGCGGAACGCCACGGAGCAGCAGAAGGCCGAGACGAGGCGGAAGAACCTGCAGAAGAGCATCAAGGAGCAGGAGAAGATCGTCAAGACCTACACGAAGGCCCTGGAAGAGGTCCGGGAGAAGTACGGCGACAACGAGGACGAGGTTCAGAAGTGGGAACAGAAGCTGAACAACGCCCGGGCTACGCTGGCCGGCATGAAAAACGACCTGGACGGACTGGGGGAAGGCTTCAAGAAGGCGGAACGGGACGCCCAGATGGGCACCGTGGCAGCGAAGAGCTTCGCCGACAGTATCGGGAAGATCGCGGACGCGGGCGAGGCTGTGAGTTCCGGGATCGAAAGTCTTTTCCGGGGCATGGTGGACACGGTGCGCGGCGCCATCTCCGAAGTATGGGCCGACATGGTGGACCTGGCCGGACGGGCCAACAGCTGGGTGGACCTGGCTGGCTTCTGGAACACGGACGCCGCGACGATCCAGAAATGGACCCACGCGGTGGAGGGCGCCCACAACAGCTTCGAAGACCTGAACAACGCGGTGACCCGGATCAACATGGGCGACCAGAAGAAGATCGCCGCGGCGACGCTGGTTTCCGGCGAAGAATTCAGCGATAAGTGGAAATACGCCATGGCGGTGATGGACAGCATGGCCGCCATGAACTACGAAGACCGGCTGAACGCGGCGGGCGAGGTCTTCGGCGAGAAGCGGGCCACGAAGGTGATGGACCTTCTGAACGACTGGGGCACGATCCGGGACAACCTGGCCCACTTTGAAGGGCTGGGGATGACGGAAGAGCAGATCGGCGAGATGAGCAGCCTGGCCGAGAGGATCGACCTGCTGCACGAAACCTGGCGGGCGTTCCTGGACAGCTTTGAGGCGACCCACATGGGACGACTGAGCCTGGACCTGGTTGGCGGGGCGCAGACGATCCTGGAGGACCTGATCAAATACCTGGACAGCGGGGACGACGCGGACCTGGAACAGCTGGAAAAGGACATCGACGCCTTCTTCGACCGGATTGTGGCGGCGATCGAGGGCGCGGCGGCGAAGCTGGACGAGGCCGGGAAAAAGCTGGAGCAGAGCGACAACGGCATCGTGAGGACCATCGGGAAGGCGATGCAGGACCTGGCCGCTGCGCTGCAGTGGATCAGCGAGGAAGGGAACATCGACAAGGTAATCGCCGGATTTGAGGTGCTGGCGGCCTTCTGGCTGATGGGCAAGGGCGCGAGCCTGATCGGCAAGATCGCCGAATTTGCGGCGAACCTGAAGGTGATGCAGGGCTTCAACGCGGCGGGAGCTGCGGCCAGCGCGGCAGGCGGGGCAAGCGGCATCGCCAGCGGCCTGGGGGCGAGCATCGCAAGCGCGCTGACAAACGTGGTGCTGCCGGTGAGCCTGGCGGCGATCCTGTGCTACCCGATCCTGGACGAGCTGATCAACGGGAAGGCGAAACGCGAAAAGGCGGAAGCCGACGCGAAGAAGATCAACGAGGTGGGCAACGCGCTTCGGGACGCTGGCGTGACACCGACCGCTGAACAGACCCGGGATGCCGGGCGGGCGGTGCTGGAATACATCTTCACCGGGAAAACGCCGAGCGCGGACAAGTACAAGACCAGCGGCGAAACGGTGGAGGAAGCCATTGACGCCCTGGCGGGCGTGCCGACGGTGAACGTGGGCGGCAGCGGCCCCAGCAGCCCGGTGCGCACGGCGCGGATGGACGCGACGGCGGCGCAGCAGGCAGCGGCAGAGGCCCTGTGGGACGTGTGGCGCAGCGGCGACATGGACGGCTTCGACGTGGCATGGGACAACCTGCAGGCGGCCTTCGAGGGGAACGAGGCAACCCTGGAGCGGCTGGACGGCTGGCTGGACCGGCTGATGGAGGAATACAACAGCGCGGAGACGGACAAGGACTTCAACCCGGCGAACTGGATGGACATCCCGGCCAGCTGGTGGAAGACGCCGGCGGGCGGGACCGACACCGGGGACAACATCACCGGCAGCGACCTGCGGACCTTCCGGGGACTGCCGGCGAGCATGGCGAGCGCGGTGCAGAAGGGCGCGGCGGCCGGCGTGGCGGGGATCCAGGTGAGACTGGACGGCCGGGCCGTGGGCGAGATGGTGGCGCCATACGTCAGCACGATCATCGCACGCGACATCGTTTGATGTCACGGCGATGGTGCTGACAATGAACAATTAACAATTAAAAATGAACAATTAAAGTTACTTTTGAGAGCCGGAAGCCTTTGAAATATAAGGCTTCCGGATTTTCGTGCGCCGGCCGGAGAGCCGGCAGCTGACCAGGACAAACGAAGGAGTGAAGAAGATGCAGCTGATGCGGCGGGCGGCGCTGGACGGGGTGCAGCTGGACAGCCTGGACGAGAGGATCATTATCCAGAGCATCGAACCGGCGGCGGGCAAGGATACGCTGAACGCGGTGAGCCTGGGCGGGGCGGACGGCAGCCGGCTGACCGGAAAGCACAGGGACTGGCTGGACGTGAACATCAAAATCACGATCAACGAAAAGAGCTACCACCCGGCGCAGCGGGATGCGGTGCTGGACAAGGTGAGGGCCTGGGCCGCGAAGGGCGGCGTCCTGACGGTGAACTACAAGGAAGGGAAGCAGCTGAGTGTGATCTGCGCGCAGCAGCCGGCGGAAGGCGACCTGGCCAGCCGGGGCGGCTACACCATCACGCTGCGGGCGCTGGCGGTGCCCTACTGGGAAGCCACCCAGGCGAAAAGCGTGACCCTGACGCAGGACGACGAGGGCGAGGGCGCCCTGAGCCTGAATGGCAGCGCGAAGACCATCGGCGAGGTGACGGTGCAGAACAAGAGCGGCGACACGCTGCAGACCCTGGCCATCACCGTGAACGGCCGGGAAATGGCCTTCACGGGCCTGGGGCTGGCCAACAACGGATATTTAGTCATTGACCACGTGCAGGCGGGCGGAAGGCTGGTTAAACGGGCGAGAATCGGGCAGTCGAGCGTGCTGGACAAACTGGAAGGCGCGGACGAGTTCATCCTGGAGCCCGGGAGCAACTCCATCAGCTATGAAGCCGGCGGGGACGTGATCGTGACAGTGAGCGCGAAGGAGCGGTGGGAATGATCAGGAGACTGAACGGGCACAGCCTGCAGGAGGCGGGACGGTTCAGCCCGGAGAGCATGCCCCTGACGCTGTGCGAGCGGCAGAGCCAGGCCAGCATTGCCATCGGCCCGGAAGTGCCGGAGATCATCGTGGGCGACTGGCTGCAGGACATGGATGAGCCGGGCGAGGGCATCGTGTGGCGCGTGAAGACGGTGGAAAAGCAGCCGCTGCTGGAGAGCCGGACGGTGCAGCTGGAGCACCTGATCAACACGCTGAAGGATGAGCTGATGTTCGGCGAGGTGACGCCGAAGACGATCACCGGGAACAACAGCGCCGTGAACTGCACGGCGGCGGAAGCCATCGCCTACATCCTGGGGCAGCAGAGCATCTGGACCCTGGGGAGCATCGACAGCGCCTACAGCGGCGTGAGCAACCCCTACAGCTTTAACGGGGAGAGCCTATTCGCCGCGCTGGAGAGCGTGACGGCGAGCCTGGAGGACGCCTACTGGGAATACAGCTTTGACACGTTCCCGTTTGTGCTGAGCATCAAAAAGCTGGACAGCACGGTGGACAGCGAGATGCGGGCCAGCCGGAACATCCAGACCCTGCGCTACACGGTGGACCGGAGCCGGATGTACACGCGGTTTTACCCCATCGGCAAGAACAACCTGCATATCGACGGCGACTACGTGAGCCGGAACGAGGAGATCTACGGCACGATCAGCAAGGTGGAGACCGACCAGAGCAAGGCGACGAAAGCGGAGCTCGAGCGGTGGGCGAACGAGCGGATCGCGCGGCACTGCGAGCCGTCAGTAACGGTGACCATCGCCGGGCTGGAACTGAGCGAGGCGACGGGAGAGCCGCTGGACCACTTCACGATCAACAAAAAATGCCGGGTGCCGCTGCCGGACTACGGCACGACGATCACCGAAAAGGTGACGAAACTGCAGTGGGCCGACAAGATCAAGGAAAAGGAAAAGGTGACGGTGACGCTGGCGAACCTCCTCGAGGACGTGGCCAGCATCATCAACAGCCAGAACGCGAAAAGCGGGGGCGGCGGCCGGGCGGCAGCCAAGAACGCGGAAGAGGACCACGCCTGGTTCGTGGACACGACAGACCATGTGGCGATGGTGGCCGAGGCGATCGCCGGGGAAGGCGCGAGCCAGGACTGGAGCCGGGTGGTGGAGCTGGTGGTGGACGGAAACGGGATCCACCAGCGGGTGCAGGAGGCGAAGGACGACATCGTGACGGCGTTCAGCCTGATCGAGCAGACCAGCACGGCGATCCGGATCGAGATGGCCAGCGTGGTGAGCCAGGTGCACAGCTTCATCGAGATGACGCCGGAGATGATCCACAGCGAGGTGG